TCAGGCGTGCAGCTTCTCGGCCGCGTGCAGCGTGTTCTCCAGCAAGCAGGCGCGGGTCATCGGGCCGACTCCGCCTGGGACCGGCGTGATCCAGCTGGCGCGCTCGGCAGCAATGGCGAAGTCGACATCGCCGACCAGGCGACCATCGGCGAGGCGATTGATGCCCACGTCGATCACGATGGCGCCGGGCTTGATCCATTCACCCTTGACCAGCCCCGGCTTGCCGACCGCAACGACGACCAGGTCGGCACGGCGGACATGGATTTCCAGGTTCTGCGTGAAGCGATGGGTCACGGTCGTGGTGCAGCCGGCGAGCAGCAGTTCCAGCGCCATCGGCCGGCCGACAATGTTCGAGGCGCCAACGACGACGGCGTCGAGGCCGTGCAGATCGACGCCGGTGCTCTCCAGCAGCGCCATGATGCCCTTGGGGGTGCAGGGGCGCAGCAGTGGCATGCGCTGGGCCAGGCGGCCGACGTTGTAGGGATGAAAGCCGTCCACGTCCTTGTCCGGGCGAATCCGCTCGAGCAGCTGCGAGGCATCCAGGTGGGCCGGCAGCGGCAGCTGAACCAGGATGCCGTCGATCTCGGCGTCATCGTTGAGCTGATCGATCAAGGCGAGGAGCTCGTCCTGGCGGGTGTCGGCCGGCAGGTCATGGGCAATCGACTTGAAGCCGACTTCCTCGCAGTCCTTGCGCTTGTGCGCGACATATACCTGGGATGCCGGATCGGTGCCTACCAGAATCACCGCCAGCCCGGGGACGCGCAGCCCCTGGTTGCGGCGTTCGGCCACGCGGCTGGCGATACCTTGGCGGATAGTGGCGGCGATCGTTTTACCGTCGATCAGTTGTGCGGTCATGACGCTTGGTTAACCATCGGGAAGGGATTAAAAAGGAGCGGCATTCTCGCACGGCTTGCCGGGCCGGCAAAGGCGCCGACGCCGGATGAGCCTGTAACTCCTTTATCTTGCTGAATATTTTTCGCTGGCGCTGTTGACGGGCGTACAGGGGCTCTATAACATGCGCCCCGCTTGTCGAGCACAGCCTGCTGCTGGGTAAGATGGCTCATCGAGGAAGTCCTCGGTAGCCGGAGCTTCAAGTCTGCGCTCCGCAAAGATTGCAGATAAAGCGCCCGTAGCTCAGCTGGATAGAGCATCCGCCTTCTAAGCGGATGGTCGCAGGTTCGAGTCCTGCCGGGTGCGCCATTTGGTGTCTGGCACAAGCAATGAAATATGGTGGGCGTAGCTCAGTTGGTAGAGCACAGGATTGTGGCTCCTGGTGTCGTGGGTTCGATTCCCATCGTCCACCCCATATTCCAGAAGCGCCAGGCAATAGCCTGGCGTTTTCGTTTTAGTCCCCGTTTATGCGGACGTGGTGAAATTGGTAGACACACCAGATTTAGGTTCTGGCGCCGCAAGGTGTGAGAGTTCGAGTCTCTCCGTCCGCACCATCTGAAGCGCTGAAAGCCCCGGAATCCGGGGCTTTCGCGTATCTGAGGTTGCGCGAATGTGGGTGTGATCGTTCCCAGCGTGTTCCCAGCGAAAACCAGTGTGTGGCACTGAGACCCTCCTCCCGCGCGATTTGCCGCGTTTTATCTTGACCCATCGAAAACGGGTAATTTTGGTAATTTCATTTTGCGGAATGCATGAAAGCCTTGTCTGTCAGTAGCTTAGGATCGGTTCTTAAAGGTAATTTTTTGGTGATTCAGAGGTAATCAACTTACCTAATCAGATGGTCATGTTCCAGAAAACTCAAGCCCTTTAAAATCAAGCACTTACAGAAAAATTACCTTTTCCCTTACCCGAAATTACCTCCAGAGGTAAGCGGCCGAGCCCAGCAAATACAGGGCTTCCAGCCGCATTTCGGAAGCGCCTGACCAAAATTACCCATTTTCGAATTCGCCTCTGAAATCGGTGGGCACTGGTAGCTCCGCAGACGCTCAAGAAAGGGGCCATCGGTGCAGGGATTCGCAGGGTTGCCCGGCGCTGAAAACGCCTCTCCAGCGCGCAGCCTGGGCCGCGCTCGGCCATCCAGCAGGGGTGCGGAAAATGCCATAGGTTTAGCCCGCAGGCGTGGTGGGGGGACGACGGCGCGCGCCGGGTGACGGAGGCGGCACCTGCGTGCCATCATCGATGGCCTCGGGTGCCATCACCCCGATGGCGTTTCGGAGGATCTATGAGACCAACTGCAACCCAGCAAAAGCAGGACGCATATTTCATTCTCGAGGCAGAGTCGAATCCAAGTGCCGCTACGATCGTTCGGCTCTTGGAGAAGCACGACTATGCAACGAAGCAGTGCCGCCTGATCGAACGCGTTCATAGCGGAGAGGAACTGATTACCGAGCAGGTCGGAATCCAGTGCGAAGAGGCATTTATGCAGCTGCGTCAGCTTTATGATGTTCTGCAGCGCAATTTTAATGAGCTGGCGGGCCGGTCTTCTGATGCGGCTCGGCTGATCCTAGCTGAGGTGTTTGACGAAATGACCAACGCTGAAGGTCGGATTAAATCGATCCGGCGATGGCGAGGTAGGGCGTAATGGGGCAGGCGAAGAGCCGCGGCTCGTTCGAGCAACGTATGAGCCAGGCGAAGGCCGAGCGTGAAGCGCTTGCCGAGCGATTGGGTCTCGAGAAACGCACGTTGAAGGAGATCAAGGCTGACCTTGGCGTTCCTGACGACGCCCAATTTCATGGCTATGCGGTGCACGACCCCGTACGGGATGAATTCCTTTCGAGCTACAGCGACGCCCGGGATGCAGTAACCAGGCAGTGGGTCGCCAGGCCTGAGGGGGCGAAGTGCTTCGATGATTTCGTGGCCGCGTACAAGCTCACCCGGGCAGACCGTGGCGAGATCGTAGTCGGAGTATTCGAGACCGACACTCAGTATCTCGTTGCGGAAGTGCTCGGCGAATAAAGAAAAGCCGCCTCAAGGGCGGCTTTCTTCGTTACAGCTTCGGCTCAGTTCTTCGCCGGCAACTCAAACGGCTTGAACCGGATCACCTCTTCGCCCAGCCACTCGTTCACATGAGCCAGCCGCGCCTGGATCGGCTCCAGCTCGTTGCCGGCCCACACCTCCGCCGCCTCACGCAGGGAGCCGAACCCGCCAGCGTTGGTCGGTACGATGCCCATCAGCTGAGGGGGAATGCGCAGCGCGGCGAGCTGATCGTCGCGGCTGATGTTCTTGATCGAGCCGAATTCATCCTTGGCCGCGATCTCGCTCACCGGGATCAGTTGCAGCCCGTCCTTCTTGCCGCCCGGCGCGTACATGAACAAGTTGCGGAAGTTGCCCGGCCCCTTGCTGTCGCGCAGGGCCTTGCGCAGGGCGTCGACGTCCTGCTCGTTCTGCGTCGAGTCGGTCATGTAGAGGATGAACCCGGCGTGCGAGCCGTTCTGGTAATACTTGCGACGGAAGAGGGTGGCCGACTCGTTCAGCAGCGCCGACTGCAGCGCCGAAAGCCACTCCGGCAGCCCGTACACCTCCTGGTTGATATCGGCCTCGCGCAGGTGGCAGATGCTGCCGCGCTCGAACTCATGCTCATCCTTCCACCCACGCACCTGGTAGTACGTCTCCAGATCAGCCCCGCGGCGCATGTACTTGGCCAGCGCAGGCTGTAGGGCTAGCGGCTGGCCGAGCATGTTCCGCCGCCGCTCCAGGTAGGCATTGCCGCACCAGAGCCAGTCCAGAGCTAACTGGCCGAACGCCTGCCGGCTCAGCAGGCGATGTGGGATGAACATGCGCTCCAGCATGTTGCGTTTAAAGTTCAGGCCGCTCTGCAGAAACACACTCGCCCGGGTCGACTTCGCCAGCCCATCCAGCGATAGCGGCGGCTCGTACCAGCGCCCGTTGAGCCAGCATTCCAGGTAGTCGAGCAGCTCGCGCCCATCGAGCACCGGCAGCGGATCGCCGAAGGTGAAGGCCTCCACGCCAGCGGCGGGGGCGGTGGTCAGTTCGCTCATCAGCAGATCTCCATGAATCCAGTGTTCGCCGAGGTCTGCCCCTCGAGCGGTTCGTTGTGCAGGGCGTGGAACAGCGCCCACGCGAGATCGGCGTGGCCGGTCTCGTCGTTGCGCCCGGCGGTGTAGGTCATCTGGCGGCCCGAGGCCGTGATCGTCTTGCGAATCGCCATCAGCGAGCTGGCTACGTCCGTCCAGCCGGCGTCGAACTCCAGCCGGCCGTTGCGGATCACGTCGTAGGCCTTGAGCACCAGGCGCGTCTTCACCTCCGGCGAGTAGCTGAAGGTGGTCACGTTGGGGAAGAACTGGCGGACCAGCTGCGCCACGCCCGAGCCAAGCCCGGTCACGTCCACGCCGATATAGGTCACCCAGTAGCGGTTGCAGGCCTGGCGGATCGCCTCGGCCTGGGCGGCGAAGTCCATTCCGCGGAACTGGTGGCGCTCCAGGATGCGGAACTTGCCGCCCGGCACCGCCGGCGGGGCGACCACCACCATGCCCGCGCTGTCGCCGGTCTCGGCCGGGTCGTAGCCGATCCACACCGGCCGGTCGCCCAGCGGGCGCGCCGCGAACGGCTTGTAGTCCTCGCCCCATTCGACCCAACTGTCCACCATGCACGGCTGCAGCATCGTCAGCGGGAAGATGCTCGCCCCGTCGTCGACGAACTCACACATCAGCAGGTTGGCGAACTGCTCCGCGTTGTACTCGAAGCGCAGCTCATCCAGGTCGAACAGATCGCAGCCGCGGCGCTCGGCATCGAGGATGGTCACGATCTGCCGCCAGATCTTGTCCTCCCAGCACAGCTTGCCCGGGGCCAGCGTGTCGTGGCGCAGGTCGATCTTCACGTGCTGCGCCGCCGGCTTGCCCTTGTTCAGCCGCTCGCCCGTCCACCACTTGTACGCCGGGTGGCCCATGCTCGACGGCGTCGAGAAGTACGTCTTGCGCCACTTCTTGTGCAGCGCCATGCCAGACGCCACCTTGTTCAGCTCGTCGAAGCCATGCACCCAGAAGAATTCGTCGAAGTAGAAATTGCCCGACCGCCCCTGGGCGGTGCGGTAGTTCGTGCCGAGGAAGTGCAGCTCGGCGCCGTTGGCCAGCACGATCGGGTCGCCCGTCAGCTGTCGGCCCAGCGCCTCCTGGACGAACGCCTGCATGTAGTTCTTGAACTGGTGCGCCTGCGCCTTGCTCGCCGAAAGGAAGATCTGATTGCGCCCCGTCAGCAGCGCATCGATCAGCGCCTCGCGGGCGAAGTAGAAGGTCGCGCCGATCTGGCGTGACTTCAGGATCATCCGCGTGCGCATGTTGATCGCCCGGTACCAGTCCAGCTGGTACTCGAAGCAACTGTCGCGGAAGGCCTCCTCCAGCAGCTCGATCTCTCCCTCATCGAACTCGTTGCGCTTGGGCGGCTTCTTCGGCCCGGCGTTGCGCGCCTCCAGGTTCGGATTGAGCTCCGCCTGGGTACCGCCGGCCTGGAAGCGCTGGATTCGCACCTGCCGCTCCAGCTGGCGGTGCAGCAGGTCGATCTCCTTGAAGTCGCCGCCGGTCTTGCCGTCCTTGAGGATCAGCTGCACGAGCCGAGCCTCCAGCGCGCCACCGATCCGCTCGACATTGTCCGCCCGGTCCCACTCGTCCCGTGTTTTCCAGGAGTGGACGGTTTTTTCCTTCTCTTCCAGGAAGTCGGCGATATCCGTCACCCGCCAGCCCATCCAGTACAGATGGCGAGCGGTGCGGCGTGGATCCTGAACGGGAATTTCAACGGTCGGTGCATTCATGGCGCCGATGCTGCCGCTCGCGCGCGCGAGTCGTTACTCCGGCGCCCTGTACGTCCGGCCAGTACAGGGCGCGCGAATTGCCCGCGCCGCGCGGGCTGCCGACCATGCCCTCACTACCTGCCCAGCAGCCACCAGTTGAGGACAGCCCGCATGGCCGGCAACAGCAAAAAGTACCGCTCCAAGATGTTCCGCATCGGCGTCGAAGGCGCGACCACTGACGGTCGTACCATCGAACGCAGCTGGCTTGAGGAAATGGCCGCCAGCTACAACCGCGACACCTACGGCGCGCGCATCAACGTCGAGCACATCAAGGGCCTGTCCCCCGACTCGCAGTTCGGCGCCTATGGCGACGTGCTCGCCCTGAAAACCGACGAGATCGAGATCAACGGCGAGAAGAAGCTCGCCCTGTTCGCGCAGATCCAGCCCAACGACGCGCTGCTGGCCCTGAACAAGAAGGGCCAGAAGATCTACACCTCCATGGAAATCCAGCCCAAGTTCGCCAACACCGGCAAGGCCTACCTGGTCGGCCTGGCGGTCACCGACAGCCCGGCGAGCCTGGGCACCGAGGCGCTGGAATTCAGCGCCAAGCACGGCACCCTGACCAGCCGCAAGCAGGACAAGGACAACCTGTTCACCGCCGCCGAGCCGGCCGAGCTCGAGTTCGAAGAGGTGGACGAGACCCCGTCCAAGGTCGCCGGCCTGTTCAAGAAGGTCAGCGAGCTGCTGGGCAAGGGCAAACAGACCGAGGAGCAGTTCGGCGAGCTGGCCGAAACCCTCGAAGCCATCGCCAAGCACTCCGCCGATCAGGCCGAGGCGCTGACTGCCGAGCAGACCGCCCGCAAGAGCCTGGAGACCAGCTTCGCCAAGCTGGAAAGTGACCTGCAGGCGCTGACCAAGCAACTCGGCAACACCCCCGATCCCGAACAGTTCAAGCGTCCGCCGGCCACGGGCGGCGACGGCCAGCAACTGGCCAAGTTCTGACCCCGACCCGCCCACTGGAGCACACCATGCGCAACGAAACCCGAATCAAGTTCAACGGCTACCTGGAGCAGGTCGCCAAGCTCAACGGCATCACCTCGGCCATCGTCAAGTTCAACGTGCTGCCGTCCGTGCAGCAGAGCCTTGAAACGGCCATCCAGGAGTCGAGTGACTTCCTCGGCCGGATCAACATCATCGGCGTCAGCGAGCAGGAAGGTGAGGCCATCCTGCTGGGCGTCAACGGCCCGATCGCCGGCCGCACCAACACCGCCGGCGGCAACCGCCGCAACCCGGCCGACCGCAGCGCCCTGGCCAAGGATGCCTACAGCTGCAAGCAGACCAACTTCGACAGCGCCTTCCCCTATGCGCTGATCGACGCCTGGGCCAAGTTCCCCGACTTCCAGCCGCGCCTCACCGCCGCCATTGCCCAGCGCCAGGCGCTGGACCGCATCATGATCGGCTTCAACGGCACCTCCGCCGCCGCGGCTACCGACATCGGCGCCAACCCGCTGCTGCAGGACGTCAACATCGGCTGGCTGCAGAAGATCCGCACCGGCGCCCCGGACCGCGTCCTGGACGAAGTGGTGGCCGCCTCCGGCAAGGTCACCGTGGGCGCCACCGGCGACTACAAGACCCTGCACGGGGTCGTCTTCGATGCGGTGCAGATGCTCGAGCCCTGGCACCGGTCCCGTCCGGACCTGGTCGTCATGGTTTCCCGCGATCTGCTGCACAACAAGCTGCTCGCCGCGGTCGAGAAGGGCGCCGCATCCAACCAGGAAGAAAATGCCTCCGACGAGATCGTCACCAAGGCCCGCCTGGGCGGCCTGCCAATCGTCGACGCGCCGTTCTTCCCGGCTGGCACCGTGCTGGTCACTACGCTCAGCAACCTGTCGATCTACTTCCAGGAGGGTGCGCGCCGCCGGCACGTGAAGGACGAGCCCGAATACGACCGCATCGCCGACTACCAGTCGAGCAATGACGCCTACGTCATCGAGGACTTCGGCCTGGTGGCCTTGGTCGAGAACATCGAGGCCGTCTGACCATGAGCCTGAGCCCAGCCCAGATCAACCAGCTGCGTAAGCGTGCCGCCCTGGAGGCGGCCGCCACCGCGCCGGCGCAAACCATGGCCGGCGCGACCACCTACGAACTGCAACTCGCCCAACTGCACCAGGACTGTCAGCGCCTGAAACAGATCCAGTCCACCGAGGGCAAGGTCGCGCTCAAGGCACAGCTGCTGCCGGCTTACGCCCCCTACGTGGACGGCGTGCTGGCCGCCGGGCGCGGTGCCCAGGACGAAGTGCTCACGACCCTGATGGTCTGGCGCCTGGACGCCGGAGATTACCTCGGCGCCCTCGCCATAGGCCGCTACGTGCTCGAGCACAACATGACCATGCCGGACCGCTTCGCACGGACCACCGGCTGCCTGTTCGCCGAAGAGATCGCCATCGCCGCGCTCAAGGCCCTCAAGGCCGGCGGAGAGTTCGACATCGGTGTGCTCGAGCAGACCGAGCAGCTCACCCGCGACCAGGACATGCCCGATGAAGCCCGCGCCAAGCTGCACCTGGCCATGGGCCGCGTGCTGGCCAAGGTGCCGGACGAGGCGCTGACCGCCGAACAGGCGGCCCAGCTGGGCGAGGCCCGCACACACCTGGCCCGCGCCATCGAGCTGCACAGCTCCAGCGGCGGCAAGAAGGATCTGGAGCGCGTCGAGCGCCTCATCAAGAAACACGCTGCCACCGGCAGCTAACCGAGCGTCCCCACGCACCCCGGCGGCTCGGGGCCGATCAGCAGGTTTACTCCTTGGCCAGCTGTGAAGCCCCGACCACCGCCGACCTATTCGAGCCGCGACCATGAGCGCCTTCATCGCCACCAACGCCACCGCAACCGCCGACCCGTTCCCCATCATCAACGACGGCTGGTTCCCCGACCTGGACGGCGCCCACCTGCGCGCTGCCCTGCGCCTGGACGGCAGCGTGACCGATGCCCGCCTCGAGGTCGCCACCGTCAACGCCCTGATCGAAGTCAACCGCGAGCTGAGCCTCTACCGCCGCGCCCGCGAGGAAGAGGGCCACGCCAGCCTCGCCGCCGTGCCCGCTTCGCAGCTCCAGGGCGAGAGCTACCTCGTGCACCTCTACCGCCGCGCCATCGCCTGCAGCGCCGGCGCCGAGCTGGCCGAGCGCATGCGCGACTACAGCGCCACCGGCGACGGCGCCGAACGCGCCGAAGCGCTGACCCCGACCGCCGACGAATACCGCCGCGACGCCCGCTGGGCCATCCGCAACATTCTCGGGATCGCCCACACCACCGTGGAACTCATCTGATGGCCAGCCTGCGCGCCCAGCAGGGCGACACCGTAGACGCCATCTGCTGGCGGCACTACGGGCGCACCGCCGGCGTGGTCGAGCAGGTGCTCGACGCCAACCCCGGCCTGGCCGACCTCGGCCCGGTCATTCCCCACGGCACGCTGATCCAGCTGCCGGAACAGGCCGTGCGCGCCGAACAACGCCAAGTGGTGAACCTATGGGACTGATCTACCTCGCCCTCTACAAGGGCCGCGGCACGCTGTTCAACCGCCTGGTCCGTCTCTGGACGCGCTCCAAGTACAGCCACTGCGAGCTGGTCCTGGCCGATGGCCGCTGGCTGTCCGCCTCGGCCATGGATGGCGGCGTGCGTGCCAAGCGCATCGAGCTGAACCTCGAGCACTGGGACCTGATCCCGCTGCCCTGGGCGGACCAGCGCCAAGTTACCCGCGTCTTTCTTGCCAACGCTGGGCTGGGCTACGACTTCTTCGGTCTGTTCGGCAGCCAGCTGCTGCCGGTCGGCCTGCATAGCCGGCGTCGCTGGTTCTGCAGCGAATTCTGCGCCGCCGCGCTCGGCTTCCCCATGCCCCAGCGCTACAGCCCGGCTCAGCTGGGCGAAGTGGTCCAGCACATCAACACCCTCACGCTCAGCGGACAGTGGAATGAAACGCATGCATGACCGTCCCGAAATGGCCTGGCTCGCCACGTGGCTCCAGGAGAATTACCCGATCCTGTATGCAGCAGGCCTGTCGGCTGCCATCGCCGGCTCGCGGTTGATGCTCGGCGGCGGCTCGCTGCGCCGCATCGCCATCGAATCCGTCGTTTGCGGCCTGATCACCCTGGCCGCCAGCAATGGCCTGGCGCTGTTCGGCATCCCGCTGGATGCGGCGCCGTTCTTCGGGGGCATCATCGGCCTGGTCGGCGCCGAGGGCGTCCGCGCCGGCGCCAAGCGCCTGTTCGAGCGCAAGGTGGAGGGCGTATGAGCGAACTCCTGATCATCGGCTCGCGCGGCCTCGCCGTGCGCAACCTGCAGGCCTCACTCACGCTGGCCGGCTTCGCTGTAGCCGTGGACGGCGACTTCGGCGAGCAGACCGAGCGCGCCGTGGCCGCCTACCAGCGCCGCGCCGGCCTGGTGGACGATGGCGTCGCGGGCCCGAAGACAATGGCCGCGCTCCACGGCTACGACACCTCGCGCTACCTCAAGCGGCAGGACCTCCAGCAGGCCGCCGACCGCCTCGGCGTGCCGCTGGCCAGCGTCATGGCCGTCAATCAGGTGGAAAGCAGGGGAGAGGGCTTCGCCAGCAACGGCCGCCCGGTGATCCTGTTCGAGCGGCACGTGATGTTCGAGCGCCTGCAGGCCAACGGCCTGAGCGAGGCCGAGGCCGATGCACTGGCCGCCAAGCATCCCGCCCTGGTCAACCGCCAGCCCGGCGGCTACATCGGCGGTACCGCCGAGCATCAGCGTCTCGCCCAGGCGCAGCAGATCCACGCGGCCGCCGCGCTCGAGTCCGCCAGCTGGGGTCTGTTCCAGATCATGGGCTACCACTGGCAGCGCCTCGGCTACCACGACGCCCGGCACTTCGCCGACACCATGGCGCTCAGCGAGGCTGCCCAGCTCGACGCGTTCGTGTCGTTCATCGAAACCGACCCTGCGCTGCACAAGGCGCTCAAGGGCCGGAAGTGGGCTGAGTTCGCGCGCCGCTACAACGGCCCGAACTACGCCCGCAACCTCTACGACGTGAAGCTCGCCCGGGCCTATGCGCAGTTCGCCGGCGAACAGGAGCAAGCCGCATGAGCCTATATCTGATCCTGCAATTGGTGCTCGTGGTGCTCAATCTCTGGAATGTCATCCGGGGCCTTTCCGTGGGCAGCTACCCAAGGGTGGTCACCTATAGCCGGAACGACGATTCGCTCGCTCTGCTGCTGGTTCTGGCCGTACTGACCTGGACCATTGCTCTGCTGGCGGGCGCATGACCACCGCCCGCCAACTCCTCTACGGCCTCGCCCTGGTCGCCGCGCTCTGCCTGCTGGTCTGGATCCAGCAGCAGCGCATCGACACCGCGCAGGCGCAGGCCGATCTCGCCACCGAGCGCCTGGCCACCGCCAAGCAGCGCAACGCCCGCCAGGCCGCCACCATCACCCGCCTAACCGGCGAGGTCGCCACCCAGCGGCTGGACCAGCTCGCCCTGCAGCAAACGCTCAGCGACCTGCGCCAGGCCCACGCCACCGACCAGCTCAAGAAGAAGGAACGCCGCCGTGAAGACCCCACCCATGCGACCTGGGCTGCTCAGCCTCTGCCTGATGCTGCTCGCCGCCTGCACCAACGTCCCGCCATCACCGGAGCCGCAGGTTACCGTCAGTGGCTGTCCGGTCGTGACGCGCTGCACGCTGGACCCGGCGGCGCCGGTCAGTAACGGCGAACTCAGCGACGACGGAGACTACCTCATGGCCGCCTGGGGCGAATGTGCCGCCAAGGTGGACATCATCGTCGACCACAACCAGCGCAGCCCCCAGCCATGAACAAGCCCGAATCCCTGCGCGCCCACCTGCTGGCCGCCATCCCCGAGCTCAAGCGCAACCCCGACCGTCTGCTGGTGTTCATCGACAACGGCAGCCTGCGCAGCACCGCCGCGCCCGGCCTGTCGTTCGAATACAGCTACACGCTCAACCTGATCCTCACGGATTTCGCCGGCCATCCGGATGCCGTCGCCATCCCGCTGTTCGCCTGGGTGCTGGTCAACCAGCGTGAGCTGATGGAGAACCAGGAGCGGGGCAGGGACGCCATCAAGTTCGAGGCCGACATCCTCGACAACAGCAAGGTGGACCTGTCCATCACCCTGCCGCTCACCGAGCGCGTGATCGTCAAGCGCCAGGCCGATGGCACCCTGCAGGTCACCCACCCGGCCGAGCCGGTGGTCGATGACGAGCTGTTCCTGGTACCGGCCATGCGCGTGGAAACACCAGATGGCGAGCTGCTCGCCGAGTGGGGCGGCAATGGCTGACGACCTGCGCGCCCTCGAGGACTGGGCCGGCGCGTTGCTCGCCCAACTGCAGCCGGCCGAGCGCCGCAAGGTCACCAGCACCATCGCCCGCGACCTGCGCCGCAGCCAGCAGCAGCGCATCGCTGCCCAGCGCAACGCCGACGGCACCCCATTCGCCCCGCGCAAGCCCCGGCAGGAGCTACGCGCCAAGGCCGGGCGCATCAAGCGCAAGCGGCAGATGTTCAGCAAGCTGCGCACCGCCCGTTACCTGCGCCTGCAGAGCGATGCCAGCACCATCGCCATCGGCTTTGCCGGCCGCCTCTCGCGCATTGCCCGCATCCACCAGTACGGCCTGCGCGATCGCCCGGCGCCCGGCGCGCCGGATGTGCAGTACGCCCGCCGCGAACTGCTCGGCTTCACCGACGCGGACCTCGAGCTGATCCGCGAGCGCCTGCTCGAGCACCTGGTGCGCTAACCCTGTAACGCCAGCCGCTTCACAGCCCCGCGAATGCACCCCGCGCGCGCGAACGCCAGCATGGGGCCATGAATATCACCGACCTCCTGCGCCGCCTCGAAAACCTGATCCGCCTCGGCACCATCGCCGCAGTGGACCATCAGGCCGCGCGCTGCACCGTCAGCACCGGAGGGCTCAGCGTGCCGAACCTGCCGTGGCTCGCCCTGCGCGCGGGTGACAGCAGCGACTGGGACCCGCCCACGGTCGGCGAGCAGTGCATCCTCGTCGCGCCAAGCGGCGAACCGGCCCTGGGCGTCGCCCTGGTCGGCCTCTACTCACAGCAACGTCCGGCGCCGTCGAACAGCGCCACCGTGCGCCGCCGGAGATATCCGGACGGGGCTGTGATCGATTACGACCACGCCACCCACACCATGAGCGCCACGTTGCCCGCCGGCGGCAAGGCCCAGCTCACCGCACCGGGCGGCGTCACCATCCTCGGCAACGTCGACATCACCGGCACCGTGACCGTCAGCGAAGACGTGCTCGCCGCTGGCATCAGCCTGGTCGAACACGTGCACGGCGGCGTACAAAGCGGCCCGAGCAACACAGGGGTGCCGAAATGATCGGCATGTCCGCCACCACCGGCCGCACCATCACCGGCGCCGCGCACCTCGCGCAATCCATCGCCGACGTGCTCACCACGCCGATCGGCAGCCGCGTCATGCGCCGCGAATACGGCAGCCTGCTGCCGGACCTGATCGACGCCCCCTTCAATGACGCCACCCGCCTGCAGGCCTACGCCGCCGTGGCCATGGCCCTGATGCGCTGGGAGCCGCGTATCCGCCTGAGCCGCGTGCAGCTCAGCCTCGGCGAGCAGCCCGGCCAGGCCTACCTGGACGTTGAAGGCAGCCGCACCGACAGCAACGAGCCGCTCAGCCTGCGCGTGCCGCTCACCCTGGGAGCCGCCGCATGAGCACCTTTACCCCGATCGATCTCGCCCAGCTGCCGACGCCCGACGTGGTCGAGCCGATCGACTACGAAACCATCCTCGCCGAGCGCAAAGCCTTCGCCATCAGCCTCTGGCCCGCCGACAAGCAGGCCGAGGTCGCCGCCACCCTGGCGCTGGAATCCGAGCCGCTCACAAAGCTGCTGCAGGAGAACGCCTACCGCGAGACCCTCTGGCGGCAGCGCGTCAACGAAGCCGCACTCGCCGTCATGTTGCCGTTCGCCAAGGGCGCGGACCTGGAGCAGATCGGCGCGCGCTTCAACGTGGCCCGCCTGATCGTCACCCCGGCCAACCCCAGCGCCGTGCCGCCCGTAGCGGCGGTGATGGAAGGCGACGATTCCCTGCGCGAGCGCATCCAGATGGCCATGGAGGGGCTGAGCACCGCCGGCCCGCGCAACGCCTACATCTTCCATGCGCGCAGCGCCGATGGCCGTGTCGCGGACGCCTCCTGCATCAGCCCCAACCCGGCCGAAGTCGTCGTCACCGTGCAGAGCGCCATTGGCGATGGCAGCGCCGATGCCGAGCTGCTCGCCGCGGTAGATGCCTACCTCAGCGATGAAGACCGCCGCCCGGTCGCCGACCGCCTCACCGTGCAGGGCGCGGAGGTGCTGCCCTACAGCGTCAACGCCGTGCTCTACCTCAACACCGTCGGCCCGGAGGCTGAGCCGATCCGCGCCGCCGCCGAGGCCCGCGGGCTCGCCCTGGTCAGCCAGCGCCGCCGCCTGGCGCAGGAGGTCAACCGTTCCGCCCTGGACGCCGCCCTGCACATCGAGGGCGTCAAGCGCGTCGAGCTGCCCGGCTGGGTCGATGTGGTCGCCACCGAAACACAGGCGCCGTACTGCGCCGGCTTCACCGTCACGGTGGCGGAGGCCTGATGGCGAGCCTGAGCCTGCTGCCACCCAACGCCAGCGAGCTGGAGCGCCTCGCCGCCGAGGCCCTCGCGCAGATCGAGCGCGTGCCGGTACCGCTGCGCCAGCTCTGGAACCCGGACACCTGCCCGGTGGAGCTGCTGCCGTACCTCGCCTGGGCGTTCTCCGTCGATCGCTGGTCCAGCGCATGGCCCGAGCGCGCCAAGCGCGCCGCCATTAAGGCCGCGTACTTCATCCACGCCCACAAAGGCACCATCGGCGCGCTGCGCCGGGTCGTCGAGCCGCTGGGCTACCTGATCGAAGTGCGCGAGTGGTGGGAGGAGCAGCCGCTCGGCACACCCGGCACCTTCCGCCTGCTGGTCGGCGTGCTGGATACCGGCATCACCGAAGAGATGTACCAGGAACTGACCTGGCTGATTGACGACGCCAAGCCCGTCAGCCGCCACCTGGTGGGCCTGGCCATCGGCCTGGACGTCACCGGCACGGCCCACATCGGCGCCGCGCTCACCACTGGCGACGAACTCACCGTCTACCCACCCGCATCGCGTGACATCGAGGTCGGCGGCACGCTGGCCTGGGGCGCGCGTGAACACGTCATCGACACCATGGACATCCGCTGATATGGCAGACCAGAACTCGCAATACATGGCCATGCTCACCGCCGTCGGTGAGGCCAAGCTGGCCAACGCCACCGCCCTGGGCGTCAACCTGAACATCACCCAGCTCGGCGTCGGCGATGCCAACGGCGCCGAACCGATGCCCAGCCGCACACAGACGGCGCTAATCAACGAGCGCCGCCGGGCACCGCTCAACCAGCTGAGCATCGACCCGAACAACAGCGCGATAATCATTGCCGAGCAGGTTATCCCCGAGGACATTGGCGGCTGGTGGATCCGCGAGATCGGGCTGTATGACGAAGCGGGCGACCTTGTTGCCGTCGCCAACTGCCCGCCAACCTTCAAGCCCGAGCTTGCCCAGGGCAGCGGCCGCACCCAGGTGGTGCGCCTCAACATCCTGGTGAGCAGCACCCAGAACATTCAGCTGAAGATCGACCCGAGCGTGGTGCTGGCGACGCGGGCCTACGCGGACTCGCTGATCGTCGGTCACCTGGCCGCCGCGGATCCGCACCCGCAGTATCAGCTTCGTGGGCCGGTAACGACACTGTCGGCCAATACCGCAATCACAACGGGCCAGCTTGGCCTGTTGCTGCTCGATGCCGCCGGCGGCAACCGCACCTTCACACTACCGGCTGCGAACGCAGCCCTCGGCGTTCGGGAGGTTACGCTGCGTCGCGTCGACGTGACCAGCAACGCATTGGTGATCGCCGCGAGCGGTAGCGACAAGCTCATGCTCGACACAACGGCCGAGGCCGCCGGGCAAGCAACGACCGAACTGCTGTTCGCCGGCGACTTCCTGCGGCTGCGCAGTGATGGCGCCGGAAAATGGTGGTGCGTCGGGCAGGCGCAACTTCCGGGCAGCCTGCAGTCTGGCTGCGTTACTTGGGACATTGCGGGCGTCTTCAACTGGCAGGTGCCAGCGGTTCTTCGCAGCGGTCGGGTTCGGCCGTGGGGCGCTGTTACAGGTTCAGGAGGATCTGGTTCGCGGAACAATGACACTGCTGGCGGCGGCGGTGGCGGAGGTGGCACCGACGAGGGGCCGCTAGACCTAACGGGCGTGACGAGCCTAATTATTACCGTTGCCCCCGGTGGGGTCCGTCAAGCATCTGGGCTGTCTGGCAATAGTGGCTCAAGTTCGTCAATTGGCACCTACCTCACCGCAACAGGCGGCAACGGAGCCAGCCCTGCGGGACAAGGCGGCACCGGAGGCGACGGTATAGCGGGGAAAGTGAGACGTCGTGGCTCCCCTGGATCAGCGGCCGTAGCAGCCATAGGCACTTCGACGTACGCGGCGGGTAATGGTGGCGATAGCGCTAGATCGGGAGGGGGCAGGGCAGCCCGGCAGTCGTCCGCTACTGTTGGTGAAGATGGAAAGCATGGCTCCGGTGGCGCTGGCTCAGTTGGCAGTGCAAACGCGGGTAACGGTGGTGATGGTATTGCCGAAGTACGGTGGGGGTGATCATGTGGGCGAGAATTGAAAACGGCACAGTGGCTGAGATCACGGATATCGATCCAACAGGGCGCTTTCATCCCTCGTTGCTCTGGCAGCCAGTCGGGCAGGTAGACGGCTGTGGTCCAGGATGGCTATGGGACGGCAAGACCTTTACCGCTCCGACCATCACTGCACCTGACGCAGAGGAACTCTGCGCCCGCATTGACGCCGCCGCCGATGCCGCGCGATCCCGCGTTGCGGGCGACCCGCTGCGAGCCGTCGAATACGACCGCGCACGCATCGAGGCGCAGGCCTTCGCCGACGTCGGCTATCCAGCAGACGCGGTGCCCCGCACCGTTGCCGCCTGGGCCATCAACGGCCGCACCGCGCAGCAGGCCGCAGACAGCATCCTGGCCGAGGCCGCAGCGTACACCGAGGCGCTGTACGTCATCCGCGAAACACGTCTGGCCGCCAAGGAGCAGATCCGCACGCTGATGGACGCCGGCGAGGTCGAGCAGGCGCAGCTGCTGGCCGAGCAGACCATCGCTGTGATCGAGGCGGCGGTGGCGGGCGTCGGGAACAACGCAGGCGGATGAGCCATCGTGGACGTTGCAAGGGAAAAGCCAGCAAGGTGTAATCGGGCTCCGCAATCAGCGTAAGGAGCGCGCAATGGCTGGGAAAGAGATCAAGCAGTACACCGCCTTCGAGCGGTTCGCTAACCGATACGAGAACAACAACCCCCTTATGCCCTTCTTTGCGATTGGCCTCTCGGCTGTTGGCCTTGGCGTGGTAGATCGCTTGTTCTGCAAGGTCGCGGCGGACTACACGGTAAAGCGAATCGAGAATCTGATGATCGAGACGGAAAAGCGGGTAGATAAGAAGTTAGATGATCCGGCGTCGGAAGCGTTCATGTCAGCTCTTTACCAGTGCTTGCCAGGTGTTCTGGAAACACAAAGCGAAGAGAAGGTTCGCATGTTCGCTGCGATCCTAGCGGGGACTTGGAATGACGCGGATCCAAGTTGGGACCAAGTAGCGCAGTCGCTGCGATTGGTGCGTCAGCTCGAGGACGTTCACATTTTCATACTTCGGAAGGCGCTAGAGCTCAGTCCGCTGGAGAAAGTGGTTGTCACGTTTAGCATCGGCGGCAATGGCTATCCATCTAGCATCGCGCTTGAAGATTTGTTGCCTAACATCGAACCAATGTTCATTGCCTCCTGTGTCTCGGACTTGATCGCAATGGGGCTGGTCAACGACTTCTTTGAAACGGGCAACACAGCAACCTTTGATAGCCAGAGGGATACCACGCCACGAGAAGCACCGCAGGGTTACGCAATATCCCGACTTGGGCGCTGGCTGCTAGAACGCATTTCCGCAGGATTCAACCCGCCGCCTTCTTCCGTGTAACCCCCACCGCTACACAGCCCGCCGCGTGCGCCTCTTGCGCGCGCGCGTCACCCTCAAGGCTCACTGATCAGGCATACGCCCCGCAGGAGCCTCCCGCATGTCGACCGATTACCATCACGGCGTCCGCGTCCTCGAAATCAACGAGGGCACCCGCCCCATTCGCACCGTTTCCACCGCCGTGGTGGGCATGGTCTGCACCGCGTCGGATGCTGATGCGGTCAAGTTCCCCCTCAACAAGCCGGTGCTGCTCACCGACGTGCTCACCGCCTCCGGTTCCGCCGGCGAGCTGGGCACCCTGGCCCGCAGCCTGGATGCCATCGCCGACCAGGCATCGCCCGTCACCGTCGTGGTGCGCGTGGAAGAGGGCGCCGACGAGGCCGCGACCACCAGCAACATCATCGGCGGCGTAAGCCCAACCGGCGAATACCTGGGGATGAAGGCCCTGCTGGCGGCCGAGGCCCAGCTCGGCGTCAAACCGCGCATCCTCGGCGTGCCCGGGCTCGACTCGCTGCCGGTCACCACCGAGTTAGTAGCGATCGCCGAGAAACTGCGCGGCTTCGCCTACGCCAACGCCCACGGCTGCGAGACCGTATCCGAGGCACTGGCCTACCGCGCCGGCTTCGGTGCGCGTGAGCTGATGCTCATCTGGCCGGACTTCGTCTCCTGGGACACCGTGGCGAACGCCAACGCACCGGCCAGCGCCATCGCGCGCGCCCTGGGCCTGCGCGCCAAGCTGGACGAGCAGGTCGGCTGGCACAAGACGCTCTCCAACGTGCCGGTCAACGGCGTGTCGGGCCTGAGCAAGGACATCTACTTCGACCTGCAGAACCCCGCCACCGACGCCGGCCTGCTCAACGCGGACGAGGTCACCACGCTGATCCGCCGTGACGGCTTCCGCTTCTGGGGCTCGCGCACCTGCAGCGCCGACCCGCTGTTCGCATTCGAGAACTACACCCGTACCGCCCAGGTGCTGGCAGACACCATGGCCGAGGGGCACTTCTGGGCGGTGGACAAGCCCATGCACGCCTCCCTGGTGCGCGACATCGTCGAGGGCATCAACGCCAAGGGCCGCGAGCTGGTCCGCCTGGGCTACCTGCTCGGCTTCGAGTGCTGGTACGACGAGGCCGCCAACGACAAGGACACCCTCAAGGCCGGCAAGCTGTTCCTGGACTACGACTACACCCCCGTGCCGCCGCTGGAAAACCTGCTGCTGCGTCAGCGCATCACCGACCGCTTCCTAATCGACTTCGCCAGCCGCATCGCCGCCTGACCCCATTGACCCGCGCGGCCCCGGCCGCGCCGTAGGAGAGCCCAGCCATGGCCCTGCCCAAGAAACTCAAGCACATGAACCTGTTCAACGACGGCAACAGCTACGTTGGCCAGTGCAAGTCCGTCACGCTGCCAACCCTCACCCGCAAGCTGGAAAGCTTCCGCGGCGCCGGCATGGACGGCTCGGTGAAGGTCGACCTCGGCCACGGCGACGACGGCATCCAGATCGAATGGACCCTCGGCGGCTGGGACCTGACCGTGCTGCGCCAGTTCGGCGCCGTGAAGGCGGACGGCGTGATGCTGCGCTGGGCCGGTTCCGTACAGCAGGACGACACCGGCGCCGTGACCGCCGTCGAGGTGGTCGCCCGCGGCCGGCACGAGGAGATCGACTTCGGCGATGCCGAATCCGGCGAAGACACCGAGCACTCCATCACCACCACCTGCACCTATTACAAGCTCAGCGTGGACGGCAACGTCGAGATCGAGATCGACCTGCTCAACTTCGTTTTCATGGTCAACGGCGAAGACCGCCTCGCCGAGCACCGCAAGGCCATCGGCCTGTAAGCCATGCGCGGCCAACGCCCACCGTTTCGCAACCCGTCGCAGCCACCAGGCGCTGCGGCAACCCCAACCCCAAGGAGCACACCCATGAGCAAGACCAGCGAACCCATCGTCCTCGAGCAGCCCATCAAGCGCGGCGAGAACAGCATCACCGAGATCACCCTGCGCAAGCCGGCTGCCGGCGAGCTGCGCGGCCTCAAGCTGGCGGACCTGATCAACGGCGACGTCAACGCCACCATCCGCCTGGTGCCGCGCATCAGCCAGCCGACACTCACCGAGCAGGAGGTGGCGGCCCTGGACGTGGCCGATCTGCTGGGCTGCGCGGATGCCATCGCCGGTTTTTTGCAGAAGACGGGCAGCACGGCGGAATCCCCCGCCGCGTAGACGACGTGATGGCGGACATCGCCCTGGTGTTCCACTGGGGGCCGGAGCTGATGAACGCCATGCCCCTGCATGAACTGATGGACTGGCGCGAGCGCGCCATCGAACGATGGGAGCGCACGCATGGCGCGTGATCTGAACCTCAAGGTCAACCTCCAGGCGCTGGACAACGCCACCCGCCCGCTGCGCACCATTGCCAGCGGCGCGACCAGCCTGGGCCGCGCGCTCAAGGACACCCGCGGCGAACTCAAGGGCCTGCAGGCCCTGCAGAAGGACGTCAGTTCATTCCGTAACCTCAAGGGCGCTGCCGACCAAACCGGCGGCGCCCTGCAAGCCAACCGCGAGCGCATCAAGGCGCTGTCCCGCGAGCTGGCCAGCACCGCCACGCCCACCCGGGCGCTGACGCGTGAATTCCAGAGCGCGGTCCGCCAGGGCCACGCCCTCAAGCAGAAACACAACGAGCAACAGCGCGAGCTGCAGGGCCTGCGCGGCAAGCTCGGCGAGGCGGGCATCAGCACCCGCAATCTCTCCGACCATGAGCGCGAGCTGCGCCAGCGCATCGAGCGCACCAACCAGACCATGGGCCAGCAGGAGCAGCGCCTCAAGCAGCTCACCGCCCAGCAGAAGCGCCTCGGCCAGGCCAAGGCCGACTACGACCGCACCCAGCAGCTGGCCGGCAGCATGGCCGCCAGCGGCGCCGGCGGGTTGGCCACCGGCAGCGGCATGCTCTACGCCGGCGCGCAGCTGATGGCGCCCGGGCTGGAGTTCGACGCGGCCATGAGCAAGGTGCAGGCGCTGGCCCGCCTCGATGGCGCGTCCGAGGAAATGGCCGCGCTGCGCGAGCAGGCCCGCCAGCTCGGTGCCAGCACCCAATTCACCGCAGGGCAGGCGGCAGAAGCCCAGGGCTTCCTCGCCATGGCCGGCTTCAAGGCCGAATCCATCCAGGCGGCCATGCCCGGCATGCTGGATCTCGCCAAGGCGGGCGACAGTGGCCTGGCTGAAACGGCGGACATCGCCTCCAACATCCTCACCGGCTTCAACCTGCAGGCGAGCGAAACCGGGCGCCTGGGGGACGTCCTGGTCGGCACATTCACCCGCTCCAACACCAACCTGCAGATGCTCGGCGAGACGATGAAGTACGCCGCGCCGGTGGCGGCCTCGGTCGGGCAGGACATCGAGACCGTCGCCGCCATGGCTGGCAAGCTGGGTGACGCCGGTATCCAGGGCAGCATGGGCGGTACCGCGCTGCGCGCCATTCTCAACCGCCTGAGCGCACCACCGAAGGCTGCAGCGGACGCCCTGAATACGCTCGGCATCAGCGCCGTGGACGCCCAGGGCAACCTGCGCGACATGCCCACCGTGCTGCAGGAGATCTACGAGAAAACCAAGAACATGGGCGACGCCGAGCGCGCCGGCCTGCTCAAGGGCATCGCCGGCGAGGAAGCGGTCGCAGGCCTGCAGGTGCTGGTCAAGCAGGCCGGCAGCGGTGCGCTGCAGGAGTTCGTCAGCACCCTCAAAAACACCGAGGGCGAGGCCAGCGCCACGGCCAAGACCATGGCCGACAACCTGCGCGGCGACCTCTCGGCCATGGGCAGCGCCTGGGAGGACCTGGGCATCCAGCTGCAGGAGCAGCAGAACGGCCCCATGCGCGAGATCACCCAGACCATCACCGGCATCATCGGCGGGGTGAAGGGCTGGATCGCCGAGAACCCCAAGCTGGCCGCCAACATCGTCAAGACCGCCGCGGGCGTAGGCATTCTCATGGCTGGCATGGGCGGGCTCACCCTGGCGATCGCCAGCATGCTCGGGCCGTTCGCCGTGCTGCGCTACGGCATGACGCTGCTCGGCATCAAGGGCGGCGGCCTGGCCACCACACTGTTCAACCTGGGCAAAACCGCGCTGCCGCTGGTCGCCACCGGGCTGCGCCTGGTCGCCACCGCGGCCATGGCCAACCCCGTGGGTGCGCTGATCGGCGCGCTGGCCCTCGGCGCCACGTTGATCTACGCCAACTGGAGCCGCGTCGGCCCGTTCTTCCTTGGCCTCTGGGCTGAGATCAAGCAGGGCGTGGCCGGTGGGCTGGCCGGCATCGGCGCGCTGCTGCTGAACTTCAGCCCGCTGGGCTTTCTCTACCGCGCCTTCGCCGGCGTGATGAGCTGGTTCGGCGTCGAGCTGCCGAGCAAATTCAGCGAGTTCGGCGGCAACCTGGTGCAGGGGCTCATCAACGGCTTCACCAGCATGTTCCCCAACCTCACTGCGGCGATCGGCGGCGCGGCCGAGAGCGTCATCGGCACCTTCAAGAACCTGCTCGGCATCCACTCGCCATCGCGGGTGTTCGCCGAGCTCGGTGGCCACACCATGGACGGCCTCGCGGTGGGCCTCGAGCAGGGGCAGGGCAACCCCTTCGCGGCGATGGAAGGCGTGGGCCAGGGCCTGGCCGATGCCGGCGGCAGCGCGCTGGCCAGCGCCGGCAACCCGTTCGCCGCCCTTGCCGGCATGGAGGCTGGCGGTTCTGCTGCCTTGGCCGCCGATGTACCGCTCGACTCGCGCCCACCGCTGGCGGCGCGCGCGCCGGCTGCAGCCAGCGCCGGTTCCACCAGCATTCAGATCACTATCCACGCCGCCCAGGGGCAGGACGCCAACGCGATCGCCCGCGCCGTCGCCGCCGAGCTTGACCGCCGCGAGCGCGAGAAGGGCGCCCGTGCCCGCTCATCCCTATTCGACCAGGAGTAGCAGACCATGATGATGGCCCTCGGCATGTTCGTGTTCAGCCTGGAGACCCTGGCCTACCAGGAATTCCAGCGCCAGACCGAATGGCGCCACGGCTCCACCAACCGCATCGGCACCAACCCGGCGCGGCAGTACCTGGGGCGCGGTGATGACAGCATCACCCTGCCGGGCGTGCTGCTGCCCGCGCTGGCCGGCAGCCAGCTGAGCCTCGATGCCCTGCGCACCATGGCAGACACCGGCAAGGCGTGGCCGCTGGTGGAGGGCACCGGAAAGATCTACGGTACCTGGGTCATCGAGAGCCTGAGCGAGACGCGCACGCTGTTCTTCCGCGACGGCCAGGCGCGCCGCATCGAGTTCACCCTCTCGCTCAAACGAATCGACGATGGCCGGGTGGATCTGCTCGGCAGCGCCATCGCCGCCGGCGGCAACCTCCTGCGGAGGCTGCTGTGATCGAGGAACTGCTCACCCAGGGCAAGGGCCTGCTCGACCAGGCCAAGGGCTACGCCCAGCAGGCCGCGGACAAGTACCGCGACGCCACCGCCTACCCGCAGCCGATCTGCCGTGTGGTAGTCAACGGGCAGGACATCACCAGCGCCATCGAGCAGCGCCTCATCAGCATCGAGCTGACCGACAACCGCGGCATGGAGGCCGACCAGCTCAGCATCAGCCTCAGCGACCACGACGGCCTGCTGGCCATCCCCCCGCGCGGCGCCGTGGTGCGCCTCTGGCTCGGCTGGCACGATACCGGCCTGGTGGACAAGGGGTCATATACGGTGGACGAGGTCGAGCACAGCGGCGCGCCGGACGTGCTCAACATCCGCGCCCGCAGCGCGGACCTGCGCGAGGGGCTCAAGGCCAAGAAGGAACGCAGCTGGAGCGGGCAGACGCTCGGCGCCATCGTGCAGACCGTGGCCGCCGCCTACGGGCTCAGCCCAGTGATCAGCGCGGCGCTATCTGTCATCCAGCTCGCCCAGGTGGACCAGGCCAATGAATCCGACGCCAACCTGCTCAGCCGGCTGGGCCAGCAGTTCGACGCCATCGCCAGCATCAAGGCCGGGCGCCTGCTGTTCATGCCGGCCGGCAAGAGCGTTACCGCCAGCGGCGCCGCGCTGCCGCACATCACGCTCACCCGTGCCGACGGCGACAACCACCGCTACCTGCAGGCCGACCGCGACAGTTACAGCGGCGTGCGCGCCTATTACTACGAGCTCAACAGCGCGGAGAAGAAGGAGGCCATCGCCGGCGGCGGCGACAACCTCAAGGACCTGCGCCACACCTACACCGACCAGGAGGCCGCCGTGCGCGCCGCCCGCGCCGAGTGGTCCCGCCTGCAGCGCGGTACCGCCACGCTCAGCTACACCCTGGCCAAGGGCCGCCCGGACCTGATCCCCGAACTCACCTACAGCCTGATCGGCGTGAAGGCCGACATCGACGCCGTGGTCTGGCTCGGCGCCAACGTGCGGCACTCATTCACGCCGGACAGCTACACCACCGCCCTGGAGCTGGAATCCAAGCTGCCGGACGCCGACGACATCGCCGACCTGGCCGAGGCCGGCAACTACACCGGCGTGCTCGCCTGGTACCGCGACGAGAAAACCGGCCAGCAGAAGAAACTCACCGAAGGCGACCAGGCCAGCCCCAAACGGCTGCTGCACCTGTACGCCGAAAAGAGCAGCGCCCAGCGCGCCGTGGAGCGGGAATGGAAACGGATGCAGCAAGCGAACGCCTGAGCGAACCCACGGCCGAGCCGGCGCCGTATCAGCGGCCGCTATCGACCTGGGAGCTGGTGGACGAGGAGTGGGAAGGGCGCGACGACGCGCCGATGTGCATGTGAAAAAGGCGCCGAGCGGCGCCTTTAGTGTTTCTGGCCGGTCTCGGCCAACGCAGAGACGAAGCGCACCACATACGCGCGGTCTTCGGGGGAGCACTGGCGGTACCAGCGCAACAGCATCCGTTCCGTCTGGGTCAGCGCAACCACCTCCTGCTGCACTTCCGGGACCAGCTGACGGACTTCCTTCTGACTCGACAACATGCGCGAACTCCATACGCAAATACTGTATGGCCATACAGTATATGAGGGATGGCGGTTTGCCAACGCGTCAACAATCCGCACAGGCCTATACCTCTGGAACCACGCCGTAGCCGCCGCACTCGGCGCAGTCGTCAACCAGGCTGAACACGCCAGCGCAGGTCGGGCATTCATCGAAGGGGGCCGCAGTGATCCAACCGCTGAGCAGGTAAGCACCTGGCTGCTCCTGCTCGGCCAGCACTTGGCGGAGATCCAACAGTACGCGGCACATAACGGGACAGGCCGGTACCGCTGGTTGCCTCGGGATCTGCCGCAGGTGAAGGCGGCTGCCATCATCACTGACGATTTCCAGCCCCTCCAGGCGCCCGAGCGGTGGCCCGTAGCGCCGGGCAACATAGGGCTGGCCCCCGTAGGGATGCGACCTGCTGCCTTGCTCTATCCTGTAATGCACCACGCCCGAATAGCCTTCGGTTTCGCCCAGCAGCACAAGAACGCTGCGGCGTATATGGCCGATCAGACCATGGCCAGGGCTGATCACTTCGTATTGGGCGGCGGGCTTGTAGTACCTGGTCATGGCGTGTCGGAACAAACTGTATGGACATACAGTAGATCGAAGGCGCCGCGAGGCGGTCAATCACCGTATGGCAGCCAGAGGAAACGACCATGTGCGGTGGAGTCGAGGCGCGCGACGCAGAGCGCAGTTACAAGATCTACTTCCCTAGCCCCAAGGCGGCGATCCCCGTCATGCTCGAGGGCGGCGAGTCGCTGGGCTGGGTCAAGTGGGGCCGCCGGCGCGAAGAGCCTGGCCAAGGCCCGCAAGGCGGCTGGGCGCGGCTGGAAACGGTAGAGCGGGGCGGCTGGGCGAAGTACCAGCCCATCAAGGCCTACGGCCTGGTGCAGCGCTTCATGGAGAAAGATGCCGAGCGCAAATCACACTGGTTCGATGTAGAGCCGGGCTTTGCCCTGGACTGCCTGGTACTGGGGGAGGGAGACCAGCGGCGAGTGTATGTGGTCACCAGTTCGCCGCCGGAGGAGTTTGCGTGGATACATGATCGGTGGCCGAAGAAGGTTACTATCTTCTAACTTCGTATGGCGTCAGCCGCCAGTCCCTAAGTGCAAGTCTGTCGCGTTCCGCATGTCCTTTAATGGATTCTTCGATTTGATCGGCATTTTCAAAGAAAGGCGGTGGCGTTCGTTCTAGCGATTCGTTTTCTTCTGGGGTAAGAAGGATTATCTTGCAACCTTCTTTCTTGAGCAGTGGCGAGCATTCTTTTTGTATCTCGAGCATGATTTCTTTAAGCGAAATTATTGCCTCATCCAGAACGGCAATCATTTGCTCAGTAAAATTATATAGCCTAATTAACCTTGATAATCCAGTGATTTCCGAAATTTCTAGTAGCGTTATAGTTCTTCGATTTCCGCTAGCATGCTTATCAGCATCCTCTCGGTACCGTTGGATGTAACGGCTCCGTTCAGCCAAATTCCAAACCGACGCTCTATAGCGCTGTTCCGCTAGATTTAACTTCATCATTAGTTGAGCCTTGCCAAGAGTGATCAAAATATGACCAAGGCATTGCTCAGCTGAAGCTGAGATTGGCTCGCCAGCAGGTAAGGCGGGAATCTCTATAAAGCGAAGCCTATTATGTTGATATGGGATTATTAGCGCGGCCTTAGTTGACGCGAGATCGTTAATTTTGGCAGCAATTACCGATAATCCAGAGTTGTAATCTAGTTCTCTCTTTTTGGTTTCTTTGTTGGCTTCTGAGTGCTGCTGCATATAATAACTTGAGGCGGCACCTGCAATTGCGCCTCCAAAGCCAGCAGCTACTGGCCCTATTACATCTTTAAGGAATGTGAAGAAGTTTGGCGGCAATGCTGGGTTTGAGTCGGTAAAAATTACAAGCAAAGCAGTAAGAAGAAAAAAAGATAGCACGACCCCTGCGAGCATTCCAATTATCAATATCGGTGATACTTTTTGCGTCATTTAATGGTTTATCAGCTGGTGGCAGTATTAGCTATCTTGTTCCGGTTATAATGTAAAGAATGTCAATTTCACTACTACTGACTGAAAGTGCTTGCAAATAGTCAATTGAAATTACTGAGGACCCGTTCTCTAGCCGCTTCTGCTTGTAGTCGGTGATACCGACGTTGTGAGCTAGCTGGTGAACGGCCAGACCCAGTCGCTCGCGTTCTTCCGTAAGACGCGTTCCAAAACGTTTTGGAAGATCGCCAAGATCGTTGGATGCCGTGATAGTCATGCTGCGTCTCCTTGCAGGTGGAACAGCGACGGGTGCGCGGGGCTGGATTTCTCAACCGAAGTGGCGTGCGAGTGCGCGCGCGCGCAGGATCTCGCCGGTTTCCAGGTCCACCACATCACCGATGATCCGATCAACGCGAAAGGTCCGCTCCGCGCCGCGGTCGTGGCACTCACCCTTGAGGTGGGTCGCGGTCACCGAATGCAGGGTGACGGTACGGGAAGTCACGTCTCCGGCCGAGTCGCGGTACGTGAACTCCACCGTTCCAAGGCTCCAGCCGGTCCGCATGGCGCGGCTTGGCTTTGAGTTGACGTCACGTGGGCGGCGAGAAGGCTCTGTACCAAGCCGCTTGCGCTGAGCAGCATCGAGTAGTGGTGGCTTGCTGCCTTCCCACGGTTTTGCATGGGAGACCTCGGCTGCTTTGCGCCGGGCTCGCCGCACCAGGGCCGCAAAAACCCATATACCAAGACCTAGCAGTGCGAGCGCGAAAATCGCTCCCATCGGTCAACCCTCCTTGTTGCTCTGGTACCGTCCCGCTGACTCCGCCAACGCCGTGGTCAAGCGCCGCACCGCGGCTCGGTCGGCATCCGGCATCGAGCGGTAGTGGTTCAGCACTTCGCTCTCATCCTCGGCCAAGCCGTCAGCCGTCACCGGCGTGCGCCGCCCTGTCAGTACGTAAAGCACATCCACTCCAGCCGCGGACAGGCCGGTTAGGTAGTCGGCATCCGGGCTCCGCTCATCGGCTTCGTACTTGCCCTGGGCGTTCGCCTTCACGCCGCCGAGTGCACCGAAATCCGCTTGTGAGAGGCCCAGCCGCTTCCTTTCTTCGCGCAGTCGTTCGCCAAGACCACTCATTTGGATAGAAATTCCCGTTGACACCACTCAATCGAGTGGTAATCTGTCGCCACATTGAACGAATTTGGATGGTTTTGAATCATGCCAGCCACACGCACCCCCAAACAAGCGAAGGAATGGCTCGCCAAGCAGGGCAAGACCGTCCAGGAATTTGCCCGCGAGCACGGCCTCGACCCGTTCACCTGCTACCAGGTGCTTTCCGGCAAGAAGAAGGGCACCCGCGGCGAGTCGCATCGCGCCGCCGTGCTGCTGGGCATCAAGGAAGGCGTGGCGGATGTGCCCGACCAGTACGGGCGCCGCGCCAGCGATATCGGCGCTGTGATTTCACAGTAATGGCACCTGGCCCAGCGAGAAACCAGAACATGAAGCGCCCGATCCTAGAAACCCGCCGCCAGATGATGAGTGCCGTGGTGTGCGCCTACCCGGGCGGCCGCGAATGCGCCGCAGCGCGCCTGGGCATGGACGTCAAGAAGTTCGACAACCACCTCTACGAGAACGCCGGCAGCAAGCCGCTCTCGGACGAGCAGATCCACCTGCTCGAGCAGCAGGCCGGCACACGCTTCTTTCCAGAGTATGTCGCTGCAATGTACGGCGGCGTGTTCGTACCGGATGCCAACCCGGGCGACCTGGACAACCTGGCGCTCTACGAACGCTCGATGCGCACCGCCGTGCTGCGCGGCGCGGTGGACCAGATACTCAGCGAGGCGCTGGAAAACGGCTACATCGACGAGGACGAACGCAAGGTCATCCTCGCCGCGCATCACCGCCACATGGCCGCCCGCCATGAGGAAATCAACGCAGTCATCGTGCTGCACAGCCAGCAGCCGTAAGCACGGCACGGAATTGGGGAGGGGAACCCGTGAGCGTAGCCAACAACGGCGGATACAAGTGCCTATGCCCGGCCTGCGGCGAGCGCATGCGCATCCGCAACAGCGAGGCGCAAACGCCGACGTACAAGACCATGTACGCGCAGTGCATGAACATGGCCTGCGGCGCTACCTACTCCGGCTCGCTGAGCTGGGATTACGCACTCAGCCCATCCGGGCTCGACAAGCCGCGCGTGGAACTACCCGTTGCACCCTCGGTGCTGCGCATGCAGGCCCTGCGCGACAGCAAACCGAAAACAGACCAGCTCGACATGCTCGACCACATGGAACCGGAGGTAGCCACCGCATGAACGTCACGACCCTACACGACGCCCAGGAGTACCGGGCCAGCATGCAGCGCGCCGCGCTGACCTTTTTGCAGCGCCACCAGGGCGAGCACCTGACCGACGATGGCCACCTGTTCGAGCGTGCCGTCGGCTACCTGGTCAACGCGCTCGACGTGCCGGCGTTCATGGCCGACCGCTTGGTGCACCTGGCCATGAGCGAGCTGGAGTGCCTCAAGCGCCCGGTGATCGGCATCGACTACGGCACCCAGGACGAGACCCGCGTGGCCCTGGTGAATTTTTTTTCGGGCGAGGCGGTATTAATCCCCCTGCGTCACCTGCCGGCGCGCCTGCAGCCGCCCGCGGTTCTGCCGGCTGCAGCAGCCGCTCACTGATCACACCCTGAATTGACCCAAGCCCATGCCCGCCTGTGAGCGGGTAGGGGGAAGTTGCGCCCTGACGGTGGCCCCTATGACTCACATTTGCATTCAAATCAGCCTCGACCCGGCCCAGGCCGAGGCCTACCTGCGCTGGCTGACCAGCCAGTACGAGCAGCTGATGGCGGCCTGCTGGTACGACGACCGCTACCGCTACACGCCGACCGGCTTCCGCGCGCCGAAGATCCTGTCGGACCACCCGCACATCGCCGGCATCAACCGCACCGCACGCGAGCTGGTCAAGCAGCTCAGGCAGCAGGGGGTGCGCGCATGAGCACCCATCCGATGCCGGCCTGTGAGGCGCTGGCGGCCGATCCAGCGCGGTACATGTTCAAGCAGCAACTGGCCGATCTGGTCGAGGCGCGCGCCTACGACGATAAATTTCGCATGGTCTGCCGCCTGGGAGGCTATCTCAGCGCTTTGCTGGAGAGCGACGTGATCACCTGCGACGAACACAAGGCGCTGCGAGAAGAAATGCACGAGTTCGTCTGGGGGCCGGCCCAATGAAAGAAATGGACCGCCAGATCCGCGATGAAGTGCTGCGCCGTTTCGAGGCCGACTTCGGCCTCAAGCGCCGCGCCGGTACCGACTACCTGCGCGGCGGCACCTGCCCGAGCTGCGGCAAGAAGGAGCTCTATGCCCGCTACGACCAGCCCTGGTTCATCAAGTGCGGCCGCGAGAGCAAGTGCGGCGAGCAGTGGCACGTGAAAGAGCTGTTCGACGACCTGTTCGATGACTGGAGCAAGCGCGCACCGAGCACCGAGCAGGCGCCGGCCGCCAGCGCCGATGCCTACCTGCAGTTCGCCCGTGGCTTCGACCTGGGCTTGATCCGTGGCTGGTACAGCCAGGAGAACTACTGGAGCCGCGAACTCGCCCAGGGCAGCGCCACGGTGCGCTTCACCTTGGAGAAAGGCGGCTACTGGGAGCGGCTGATCGACCGCCCGCACCGCTTCGGCAAGCAGAAGGCACGCTTCGCCCCCGGCCAGAGCATGAAAGGCTACTGGTGGTGCCCCCCGAGCGTGGACCTGCTCGAGGTCGACGAGCTGTGGATCGTCGAGGGCATCTTCGACGCCATCGCGCTGCTGCACCACGAACTCGACGCCGTGTCGGCCATGAGCAGCAACGCCTTCCCGGCCGAGTCGCTCAAGGCGCTGGTAAAGGCCCGCGCCGAGGCCGGCCGCAAGCTGCCGCGGCTGGTCTGGGCGCTGGATAACGAGCCAGGCGCCCATCGCTACACCCGCCGCTGGGCGAAGATGGCCCGCGAGCTGGGCTTTACCTGCGAGGCCGCGCAGATCCCGCAACGCGACCGTAAAGTGGACTGGAACGACCTCCACCAGCGCTGGGCCTTTATCGAGGGCGACGACAAGCGCGCGGAGCAGGTCGAGCGCGACCTCAAGGAGGCCCGCTACCACGGCAGCCTGCTGCTGGCCGAAAGCGCGGCGGAGAAGGGCGCGCTGATGTACGAATGGCGCGAGCGCCACGAGTTCCACTTCGCGTTCGAGAACCGCCTCTACTGGTTCAAGATGGACCTGGAGAAGTTCAACAAGGCGATGCAGCATCTGGAGGAATCCGAGCGCCAGGAGGACCAGCTGCTGAACGACCGCCAGCGCCGCGACAAGGCCCTGCGCCAGTGCGGCGCGGTGGTGGAGATCGCCAACTGCTACCCGCAGGCGCTCTATTTCCAGCGCAACGAGGTGACGGACGAGTCCTGGTACTACTTCCGCGTGGACTTCCCGCACGACGAGCCGACGGTGCGCAACACCTTCACCGGCGGCCAGGTGGCGGCGGCCAGCGAGTTCAAGAAGCGCCTGCTCGGCATGGCCGCGGGCGCCGTGTTCACCGGGACTGGGGCCCAGCTCGATCGCATCATGCGCGACCAGCTCTACGGCCTGAAAACCGTCAAGACCATCGACTACATCGGCTACAGCAAGGAGCACGGCTGTTACGTGTTCGGCGACCTGGCCGTGCGCGGCGGCGTCCTCGAGCAGGCCAACAGCGAGGACTACTTCGAATTCAAGCAGCTGCGCTTGAAGACGCTGCAGAAGTCGATCCGCCTGGAAATCGCGCGTACCGACGAGGGCTACCGTGCCGAGTGGCTCGACTGGCTGTGGACCTGTTTCGGCACCCAAGGCATCGTCGCGCTGGCGTTCTGGTTCGGCTCGCTGTTCGCCGAGCAGATCCGCGATGAGTACCAGAGCTTTCCCTTCCTGGAAGTGACGGGTGAGGCCGGCGCGGGCAAGAGCACCCTGCTGATGTTCCTCTGGAAGCTGTTCGGGCGCCCGGACGAAGAGGGCAAGGACCCTTCGAAAATGTCCAAGGCTGGCCTGCGCCGCTGGATGGGGCAGGTATCCGGCATGCCGCTGGTATTGCTCGAGGCCGACCGCAGCGACAACGACCGCGGCGCCGCCAAGGCCTACGACTGGGACGAGCTGAAACCGCTGTTCAACGGCGGCACCCTGGGCGTGACCGGCGTGAAGACGGCCGGCAACGAGACTTACGAGCCGCCGTTCCGCGGCACCATCGTGATCAGCCAGAACGCCACGGTGATGGCCAGCGAGGCGATCCTCACCCGTATCGTCAAGCTGCACTTCGTGCGCCCCGAGGTCACCGCCGCCAGCCGCGCCGCGGCGGACAACCTCAACCACCTGAGCGCGATGGACGTCAGCCACTTCCTGCTGATGGCCGCCCGCGCCGAGGGCAAGGTGCTGGAGACCTTCCGCGCCCAGGTGAAGGTGCACGAACAGGCGCTGCGCGAGCTGAAAGAGATCCGCATCGAGCGAATCATCAAGAACCACGCGCAGCTGCTCGCCCTGGTCGACTGTCTGCGGCTGGTCATCCCGCTCACCGATCGGCAGCACGCCGGCGCGCAGCGCGAGCTGGTCGCCATGGCGCTGGCTCGCCAGACCGCCGTCAACGCCGACCCGGCCGAGGTGGCCGAGTTCTGGGAGGCCTTCGACTACCTGCAGGGCCTGAGCGAAGACCCGGTGGTCGACCACTCGAAGAAGCCGGACGTGATTGCCGTGAACCTCAACGAGTTCTGCGAGCGCGCCGCCGAGCACCGCCAGAAGATCGCCGACATCGGCACGCTGCGCACCCTGCTACCCAACAGTCGCTCCCGCAAATACCTCACCCACAACAAGGGCGTGGACAGCGCCGTGCGCGCGGCCTTCAACCGCCGCAATCAATGCAGCCTGCGCGGCACCACGGTGAAGTGCTGGCTGTTCCAGAACCCCGACCAGACCGGGCGCGGCAACGCCTGATTGGTCGAGCAACACCCCAACCCAAGGAGAAGCACCATGCGTTACTACCTCAGATCTAAAGACCCGTTGCACGTCGCCACTTTCCGGGCGCTCAAGGACATGGCAGCCGGTCGGTTCCGGTTCTTTATCGCCCTAGCCCATGAGTGGGGGTTCGATGAGATCGGAATGCACCAGTTCGGCGAGCCTCACTTCTTCTGCAAGCTGGCGGGTGATAACCAGGACTGGAAGGGGCCGGCCATCGAAGGCTTCAAGGGCGGGGAGCTCATCCGCCACGAAGGCAAGCGCTACTTCCAATACACCCTTCACGGGCGAAACAAGCGCGCCGCTGAGCTGCGGACGCAATTCAAAGAAGCACCGCCACTTCCACCTGAACTGCAGGGTGAGCAGTACACCTTCGGTCGCCGTGACGTCGACACCGTGTTCACCAAGCGCCTGGGCCTTCCTAACGGTGTGTGGGAGGGCAACCGGATCAGCTTCGCCTTGTGTCACTTGCTGGACGGCGACGTGTTGGTCTGCAGCCTCCCGTTCAACACCCGCACCGACAAAGAGGCGGCACCAGCCGTGATCCCCGAAGGCTTCGAGGAAATCACCGAGCGCGCCTGGGTGGCGGAGATCGACCGGCACAACGCAGCGACCAAGGCGGCATGACCATGAACCACTACGACGATGACGAACCAGGCCTCAGCCTGCGTGCCCGGCTGGTGATGGGCGGCTGGATCGGCACCGGCCTGGCCGGCCTGCTGGCCGCAGCCAACCACCTGCCGGACCTGTTCCTGCTGATCGCACGCTGAAAACAAGAAGGCCCCGGTGAGCGGCAACTCACCAGGGCCTGACCAACCCAAGGAGAAGCACCATGCAAGCACATCACACCCAGGGAGGCGGGGCACAGCATAACCCAGCTTGCCACCCGCACCTGATCACCATCGCCGACGTCCCGGAGAAGCTCTGCCGCAAGTGCGGCGACACCTGGCCGGCCGACGGCGAGTTCTTCTACCGCCAGGCCGCCAAACCGGACGGGCTGAGCGACATCTGCAAGGCCTGTTACGTCGAGCTGCCCAGCGTCATCGCTCGCAACCGCTACAAGGCCGGGCGCATCAGCTCGGATTGGGAGCGGCTGTTCCAGGAGGAGGTGCGCCATGCTCACGCGTGACGAAGCCGATGGTGCGGCGGAGGTCATGTTGACCGCCTACTGCCGAGCGTGCGGCTGCGCTACACCAGACGAAGTGCGCAAGGCCTGCGAAATGATGATCAGCAAAGCCGCCCGAGCGATCGAGAAGTACAACGATGCCGGCACGGCTATTGATGTGCTGCAGCGCACCGCCCGCCATGTGGCGCGGTTACCAGCGCAGGAGGTGGCCAATGTCCACTGAACCACGCATCCGCCCAACCATGGCCAGCCACCGGCTGGACCTGCCCAGCATCTGCGACATCTGCGGCGAGGCCCGCGCCACGCGCCGGCACCAGACCTGCAGCCGCATCCGCCAGAAGCGCAAAGCCGCCGAGTGGGCCAGCTACATGGCCAACCTCGCCGCCAAAAAAGCCCAGGGAGGCCGCCGCTATGCTCGTTAAACGCATCCTCCGACACTTCCACTTCTGTTGTGGTCTGGGCGGTGGCGCAAAGGGTTTCAACCAGGCGAAGCCCGTGGTCGGCAACGTCCAGGCGCACTGGGAATGCCTCGGCGGGATAGATGTTGACCCGGCTGGCCTGCGCGACTTCGAGCGCCTGGCCGGCGTGCCGGGAACGCTGCTGGACCTCTTCACCCGTGACCAATACACGCGCTTCCACGGTCAGCAGCCACCGGCTGGCTGGAGCGAGGCCTCGGCAGAAGATGTTCGCCGCGCCGCGCGGAACCAGCGACCCGACGCGGTCTTCATCAGCAGCCCATGCAAGGGCGCCAGTGGCCTGCTGTCCGAGGCCACCAGCAAAACCCCGAAATATCAGGCGCTCAACGAACTGACGTTGCGCTGCATCTGGCTGATGGGCGAAGCCTGGAAGGATGACCCGGTGCCCCTGATCGTCTTCGAGAACGTACCTCGGCTGGCCACTCGCGGCCGGCACCTGCTGGACCAGATCAACAGCCTGCTCAGCCACTACGGCTATGCGGTGGCGGAAACCACTCACGACTGCGGCGAGCTGGGCGGCCTGGCGCAGTCCCGCAAGCGCTTCCTGCTGGTGGCGCGCCACGTCGAGAAGGTGCCGCCGTTCCTCTACGAGCCCGAAAAGAAGACCCTGCGCGCGGTCGGCGACATTCTTGGCCGCATGCCGTTGCCAGGCGACATCGAGGCGGGCGGGCCGATGCACCGCATCCCGTCGCTACAGTGGAAAACTTGGGTGCGGCTCGCCCTGGTTCGCGCCGGGAGCGATTGGCGCAGCCTCAACGAGCTGGCGATCGAGGACGGGCACCTGCGCGACCTGGTGATCGTGCCGGAATACCGCGCGGGCTACATGGGAGTGCATCGCTGGGACGACACCAGCGGCACCATCGCCGGCCGGAGCAGCCCCACGAACGGCGCGTTCTCGGTCGCCGACCCGCGGTACCGGCAGGCGGCTAACTGGAATCACGGCCAGCAGTTCGGCGTCATCCGCTGGAGCGAGTCGAGCCCGACCATTCCCGGGCAGACCATGCCGGGACAGGGCACATTCAGCATTGCCGACCCGCGCATCCTTCACCGCAGCAAAGGCGACAACTACCTCACCGGCGGCCACTACGGCGTGATCCCGTATGACCAGCACTGCGGCGCGATAGCAGCCAGCTCACGCTACGACAGCGGCCGGTTCAGCGTCGCAGATCCTCGCATTCCGGCTGCTGACGACCGCATGACCTGCATCATCCGCAGCCTGGACGGCACTTGGCATCGCCCGTTCACAACCTTGGAGAAAGCTGCTCTGCAAAGCCTGGTCGAGCCCGAAGAGCAGTTGATCCTGGATGGCCTGAGCGACAAGGACTGGAGCGAGCGCATCGGCAATGCGGTACCGCCGAAAGCGGCAGAGGCGATCGGCCATGTCATGGGCACCACCCTGCTGCTGGCCGCCGCGGGCGAGACCTTCATGCTGAACAGCATGCCGATCTGGGTGCGCCAGGTGGCAGTGGGGCTGAGCGTGGCGCAGCAGGATGTAGCGTCTGCACATGCGCCGTTGAGTTGCCCCTAGAAATCTGACCAACCCATTCGAGGCCCGGCAACGGGCCTCTCGCTTTGGCGAGGCATAGACTCCCGCCGTTTCCATCAAGTGAGCACGACCATGCACGAAGGCGTCGAGGTGCGCGGCAATTCGCTGCGCGTCTATTTTCGCTACCAGGGCGAGCTGTGCCGTGAGCCGTTCCCAGGGGATGCCTCGCCGGCGAACATCGAGCAGGCCAGCCGGCTGGCCGGGATGATCCGGCACGAGATCAAGCACGGCACGTTCAGCTATGCCCGGCACTTCCCTCATTCGGTGAAGGTGAAGACCAACACGTTCGGCCACTTCATTGACCTGTGGCTGAACATCAAGCGCAACGAGGTCGCGCCGTCCGGGTTCAGGGTTTACGAGGGCAGGGCGGAGCTGCACATCCGCCCGAAGTGGGGCGCGCTCCAGGCGGACCAGATCGACCACCTGGACCTGCAGGAGTGGGTCCAGGCAGAGCTGATGCCGAAGCTGCACAACAAGACGGTCAACGAGATTATCGCCCTGGTGCGGCAAATCTTCCGGCTATACCGGATGCGCAACCGGATGGCGCATGACCCCACCGAGGGGCTGCGGGTGCGGGTGCCCGATCGGGACGATCCGGATCCGTTCGACCGCAAGGAGATCGATGCCATCCTCTCGACGGAGACCGCGCGCGAGCAGGAGCGCAACCTGGCGCAGTTCATGATTTGGGCGGGGCCGCGCGTGTCGGAGGCGATCTCGCTGGCCTGGGAGGATGTGGTCGACCTGGACAAGGGCCTCGTCCGCTTCCAGCGTTCCCAGGTGCGCGGCCACTATAAGGTGACGAAGACGCGGCGCTCGGTGCGCGAGGTGAGGCTGCTGCGGCCGGCGCGCGAGGCGTTGCAGGCGCAGGCGGAGTTGACCCGCGATCTGGAGCCGGTACTGGTGGACGTCACCGAGCGGGACAACAAGACGGTGCGCGTGCGCAAGCTGCGCTTCGTGTTCCACAACTCCAGCACCGGCGCGGCGCACACCAGTTCGGACATGCTGCTCAAGGGCTTCTGGCGTCCTCACCTGAAAGCGGCCGGGGTGCGCTTCCGCGGGCCGAACAACTGCCGCCACACCTTCGCCAGCCAGCTGCTCACCACCGGCGCGGTGCCGCTGGAGTGGATCGCAGACCAGATGGGGCACACGTCCACCGACATGATCCGCAAGCACTACGGCAAGTGGATCAACGACGACGGGCCGGACATGGTCGGCATCCTCGAGCACGCGCTCAAGCTGTGA